CGTGTTGCTGGATGTTGCGTTCTTAACGATGGCAGTGTTTGCAGCACGAACCGTTCGAAGGCTTCGGGCATATGCCAAGAAATTCGCAGCCGTGTAAAAGGACACGAATGTATTTGAACTAGGCTTCCAAAAAGTTTTGACCAATTCCGCTTCGTTTCCGATAGTCACGATCTGGTCAATTGGACCCCACGCGAAATCTCCAACAAACGCACCCTCGGTAGTACCGACTGCCGGAACGATGGTGGTAAGGTCGATTTCGTTCCACTGGACTCCGGGTGACAACATGAATGCCATTTTTCTTACTCCTTAGTTTTTTTTCTTGTTTCTTGGCCGTCCTTTCATAATATTTAGAAAATCGACACTTTGTAGAGTTGCTACAATCTTCCCCGTCGCATCCAATTAAAGTCATCGAACGGATATTGTCGGGTGCGGTCTTCGACCCATAAATCGCCACTGGAGTCTACGTTTTCGTTGAGAGGATCGTTCAGACCATTATCAATAATGCCAAACGGCACAACATCTTGATCTGTTACCTCAAGCTGTTCCATCTGTAGATTTTGACGAATATCGTTTCGAATATTATCTTTGAATACTCGTTGACCGGTCACCCAACCAAAATTGACCAAACCCATAACGACATCGTCGTTGCTGCCTTCCTCAGCCTTGAAGGTGTCCTTGAAGGACGAGAAGGTGGTAAATTCCATAATGGTGTCAGCATCATTGATAATGAGCTTGTCACCCTCGATCAGGGTCTTGAGGTGAGCACAACCGATTTTCTTGGTCTGGGTTGAGGTTTTAATACCAAAGGCGGTTTTCTTGACGTGACCGGCAGAGACGAACTGGCCTTGCCGACCCTTCAACATAAATTTTAAAAGATTGTCGTAGGATAATTCGTAATTGATAATGTCGGCTACCTGCAAACCAATCGAATTGATCTCGACCAAGATGTAAGCCTGATTGAACCTCATCGAGGTCTGCACGATCACTGTTGGAAATATATACGGGGTGATTTTGTTATTCCGGTATACCGCGACTTGTTTATAAGGAATCTCAGTGACATCGATAACCGAGAAGGTCGAATAATCCAGACCTTGTCCTTCGGCTACATCGACCACCGTGATATAGGTGTGAGTTTTTATTGGATGTTCGTATATCTTAAGGAAACCTTCGGTGAACACCGGGGCCTTGAACACCATCGATCTGATCTTGGCCGGATTGATCAGCGTGTTGGTCGAACCGATGAATTCGCACTCAAATTCCTGGCGAAACTGATCTTCGCTAGTGTTGGCAATGGTTTCTTTCTTCCAGGCTTCGTCGCGTCCGGGGATCATCGACCAATGAATTTCAGTCGGCACGTAATGGCTGCGCTTATCGATTGAGTCCATCCACATTTTATAAAATAAATTTAATCCATTCGGGGTCGAAACAATGATGACCTTGGTGGTTTCGCCTGATGAAATCGTCGGATAGGTCGATGAAAAGAATGCTTCGGCAATGTGCTGGGGCACGAAAGCAAACTCATCGAGGAAGATCAGATTAAAGGCGCGGCCACGAACCGACCCGCCTGTGGTGGAATCGGCCATGATCTTCGAACCGTTCGACAGTTCGACTGAACCTTTATTCCATTCCAGCACTCCCATCTTGAGAAAGTTTGGAAGCCACTCAAAAGCCAGTTGCAGACGCCCCATCAGTTCGCGGGCAGTCGATGCTTTGTTGGCAAGGATGGCGACGTTGACGCTTTCATTAAAAATAATGTAGTGCAGCATATAAGCGATTGCGGTGGTCGATTTACCAACCTGCCGGGGCAGCTTGCAGATGTTGAACCGGTTTTCATGAAAGGAAGTCAGCATTTTCTTTTGAAAACCCCACATGTCAAAGGGCATCAGACCCTTATCGACGTTGATGATTTTCATGTACTTGGTTGAAAAATAAACAGGGTCCTTCTGACACCGGACGAACTCAGTCATCTCGGCGCGTGTGAAAACGTGTTTATAGTTTGCTGACGGTAAGTTTGGGTTATTTTTGTATGAGTTCTTCGCCATCGCTATCTTTTGTTTTTAATTTTTGTAGCAATTCGGCTGTGGTTCCGACAAATACCGCCTTATCAATGTTGACATGACCGTCATTCAACGGAGAGGCGACCTGTTCAAAGTCTTTCTTTTTCTTGTGCAGATCGTATAAATCCTTCGTGGTCTCAGAAACGACCTTGATCATGTTGCCAAGCACCTCGTAGGCGCGGGGCAGTTCAGCGGCTTTCGAGAGATCGTAAAGATCATCGACGGCAACCTGACCCTTCTTGATCAGATTGCGAAACGTTCTTCGGCTGTATCGGTAATCGATTTCGGCGTCAGGTCCGGTTTCTAGAGTTTCAATGACAGTTAATTCATTTTTTTTAGTAACAATTGGTTTGACGCCAAGCACCTCAGAAATTTTATCATCCATTAGCTTACCTCTGGAAATTCACGTATGCTGGTGGTGTACCCATAGTCATCATCAGGTTCTGCATCGATTGGATCAGGCACAATCTTGATTTCGACCAGCTTGAGCGGTGATGCGTCGAAGCTATCAATTTTGTAAGCAGCATTAGTCGAGACGGCGCGAATGATATGATCGAGCTTGAATTGACCCTGCGCACCGCCGATTACTAGTTTTCCGTTGAGTGGATTCCAAGCAATCACGGTACCGAATGCTGTCGCGCTTTCTTGGTTGTCTCCTTGATATACCATGTCATCAAGCTTCCAGATACCGCCGTTACCTTCGACAGTATTGACCCGAACGATATAGCCAGCCTGGAGTGATAGATCGTTATAGATATTGGCAAACACGGTACGGATAATCTTTGGTGTTGACACCGGGCCGTAGTACCAAGCCTTCATGTTGAAATCGAGTGACCAGTTGACGTAGCGAACCGAATCAAAGTTGCCTTCGTATTCGATCTTGCGATTGACGTTATTTAAAATAATCGGAATGTCTCGCTTGAACCCGACCTCGGGAACCGACTCCATCGTGACGCTATAGTCGGGAGTGAAATACGGGAAAATTTGTTCAACGATCTGGTCAGCATCATCGATGTGGCGAGCATAGATTTCCAAGGTGAAACCGAGATCATACGGCACACCTTGCCACTGTGAAGCAACCCTGGACGTGGTATCTGACCCTGACACCCGTAGCATGGAATTCTGCTTGCGGCTCGGATCGTAGGACACAGTTGTGATATCATAGGACATCATAGGCAAATTAATCTGAATTTCTCTATTCAGGTCTGGGTCTGACTGGGTACGGGTAATATATTTTTCCTTTGGCCCGAAAATAATCGGTACCTTGGTCCGTTCGATTTCCTCGTTGGTATCGCGATTGGCCTTCAACAACGTGATATTGTTAAACATATTGCCAAAGACAACCACGTATTTTCGGGTCAATCGATGATAGAAATGATAATTGCTCAGCATTTTACGGATTCCCGAATGGGTTTGATTCAGTCGTATCGATTAAATTGTTCGCATCAGTCTGAATTGTTTTGTTATCTTTCAAACTGAAATCGACATAGTCACCCATCGTATCGGCCATCGTGACGTTGTAGATGGCATGTGATCCAGAGCCGGTCACGTTGGCACTGTCTTGGAAGACACCTTTAATATTTATGATATAGATATAATTGTTGGCTCGATCCCAGTTACTGACTTCAGCCTGCGCACTGGATGACACCAAGTTTGCTCCCTGATAGATGACCTCTCCCATATAGAAATCAGTATTGCCAGCCATGTGGGTTACCGACAGACGAGCATTGTAGAAATTGGCATTCTCCAAAACATCGATTTCCGAAACCCCGGTATTGATCAATTCATTGCTGGCGCGGAACACTTCGGTACGCATTTCGTAAATGAACGGGGTACGCTTGCCTAACGAGAAGAACAGTAGCTCCTCTTCGATAAATTTTATTTCTACCAGCTTGTTGAGCACCGGCACAAATAGCAAATCACCCTCGCGTGGGCGGCTGCGAATGTCAGGCGGCACATATCGTTCGAACGTTTTACGAGAAACCACGAAATTTGAAGTATCGCGGACTTCCAGACCAAATTTCGAGAAGAAGTCACCTTCTCCCTCGTAACCACTGACATTGGGAAGGTAGACATCGATCATATAGGCGCGTTCAAACTTCGACTCGGCATTCTCACCAAGCAGGAAGTCGTCGCCGTTGAACGATTCGCGTGGGATAAACCAGACATCATGACCCATGATCTTGATCGACTCGGTGACCAAGTCTTCAAGCAAACGTTGCTGGTTGATCGTTGCGGCTGTAAAATTTGAAAAATAATGTGATGTGGCCATTTATCCTACCAGAAACATTGGCGGCTCTTCGTACTCGGCGCGAATTTGTTGTTCGATTTGCGTGATCTCAAGAATGGCTTCATCGAACACTTGCTGACCATTCATAATAATTCCCCCGGGAAGCTGCATGCCGCCGAACTTTTTCATATTGTTTCCCCACTGGCGCTTGATGAGTGCGGTGGCGAGCTTCTTCAGCATTCGGTCATTATAAACCTTGGTGTAAGTATCCGGGTTAACGATGATATATCCCTCCATGACGAGCCAATCCCCGATAACCGCCTTCTTCCAATCCCAATCAATAAAGAGTTTGCTAGTATGGCGATTGAAACGAATGGGGGCTTCCCCAACAAACATGATGTCGAGTAGCCGCAAGTGCTGCATGGTCAGGGCGTAATGGACAATCGACGTGCTGGTGAAATTATAAAGATCGTGCAGTCTGAGTTGAT